TTACCATCAAACCCATCATACACGTCTATCCAGTTATTAGTTAAATCTTTGTAAAATAATTTGGTGCCTACAGTATCTGATACGACCATAGCAAAGTCACCTAGAAAGCCTATGTCAGTTGAAGGTTCTGAACCGTTAAAACTGCTTGCTGGCATACTTTCGTCTACTACGTGCGGTGTTATGTTTTCAAATTTGAGTGTAGAAGAATTCCATGCCTTCACACCAAATTTACTTGCTGCTGTGTCAACCCAGTGTGTGCCTGCAACTGGTGTTCCTGTAGGCGCACTACTCTGAGGAGCTAGAGCTGCTAGGTCAACATCTGATCTTACAATGTAAGCTCTCGAACTTACTCCAAGTAAGCTATAGGCAGCTTGTAATCCATATTCGTTCAGTTCGTTACCGTGCAAAGAATTGCCGCTTGAATCGGTATAAAATAAGGGAGTACCAAACGTATCAGTAAGATCTCTCTGACTTGTTACAAGATATACCTTGCCTGCGTTAGCAGCAGTCGTACCTTGTGCTGTACTACCACTTGGGTTAGTTTTATTTTCTTCTGTGGCTACAAATACCATAGGCACTGTTCCAGGTGCTCCAGGTGTGTAGAAACTCTCATCAATTACGGTTACTTGTACGCCAGGTGAATCTAATGTTGCCATTATCCTATCTCCTCAATGGATCAATTTGTATTATTTATATGAACCACCTTAAAAAAATGTGGTTAAATAAAAGAAAAGGGCAAGGAAAAGGGCGGGATGAGAAACTTATGTAAAGTCTGTGAAAAGAGACCTGTTGCCGTAAATTATTACAAAAATTCACAGCCCTATTACAGATCAAAGTGTGATCATTGTTCTAGATCGAGGAAAGAAGGAACGCCTTTATGGGCACAATCCGGCTACACAAAGAAATCTGTCTGCGACAGATGCGGGTTTAACTCTAAATATAAGGAGCAGTTTAATATCTATTTTATAGACGGAAATCCGACCAATACAAAGTATATAAATTTAAAAACAGTTTGTGCCAATTGTCAAAGAATATTGTATAAATTTAAGCTACCGTGGAAGCAAGGAGACCTGACTCCCGATTTTTAGTAAGTTCTTCTAATTGGTCAAATAAACTGTCAATACTGGTATCGTTCTCTATTAAATGATCATAGGGACTACCGATCCAACTTGTTTCGCTGGCATGAATATTAAGATCTTTTATTCTGGCCTTACTAATAGCCCAACTCATATTTGTAGGGCCAGCGTTTACGTTTGACGCATCTTGATACCAGTCAGGATCAGGTCCTCGCTTTATTCTTACTACTAAACCCCCCGCATTATGGATTGCTTTAATCTCATTAGGAAAGCGAACATCTGAAATTACAATATTATCTTTAGTTTTACGCATATTATTTTCTAGACTTGCAATCCAAATATCGTCATGGAAATGATTGCGTAGTACATCTGTTCCCCAATATTGTAATACCCACCTTGGAGTAATAGATTTTCCTAAACGTTGGCTCCACCAGTCGTCTATCTGTTCTCGCCATTCTCTGGCTTCTTTAGTTCGACCTTCTAGTAGAGTGCGATCCCAACCAAATACTGCGGCCACAGCATCTTTAAGTGTATTAGCAAATGAATCTCTACGAAAACCGTGAAAGTTTACTAGATAGTCTGCGGCTGTATCTTTTCCACAACCTATGAATCCTACAAATCCTATGATCATAAATTCTCCTGCAAGAGTCTACTAATTTATGATATTTTAAGGTCAATGTCAAGAATTATTTTTAGCCGATGACAAAGGTTAAAGGAGTACCACCATCTTTATAGGTGATTAAATCTTGTTCTAGTCTTTCAAGTTCTGCTTTACCCTCGCCTTTTAGTGCTGCACCGTTCAATTGTGTGCCACCCTGTGGACTTGCTATAGTTTGAAACTTTTCTCTTGCTTCGCCTAGTACAATTTTACACACAGCTAGAGCATAATCTTTTAACCATTGATTAGCAAAATGGTCTTGCATTAAATTAAAGTCTGGCCGATAGTTATAAACCCACAATAAAACTTCTTCTTCTGAACGAGGACGTTGCATGAGTGTTAGTTTTTTAGTAGTTTTATTAAATGTAAAGTTTATCTCACTACCGAACATTTTGCCTACCTGCTTTTGATAACTTGCAAAGGCATAATAAGTGGCTAGTCCACCCATGTTTGTAGCAGTTAAAAGATAGGTATTAGAATATGCTAGGTTAAAGGGTTCAAATAATGTACCGCCTTGCCCTCCACCTGACCTAGAACCTATACTACGACGAAATATTTGTCTTACATTCATCACTTCTGAAGGTAGTGTATAGTCATTTCTATCAACTTCTATAGTTAAAAAAGCAAAACTTTCTTCAACAGCATTAGAACTACGGGTTCTAAAATAGTTTAAGGCCCTATCAATAGCAACATTATAGTGAGCAGGATCTAATTCTACATCTATCATGCCTTCGCCCAGCATGAGCCTGCAATAGTCAACTACTTTTTGGCGTTCGTTTTCGTTCTCAGTCATAACCATATTTAGCAATAAATATATGACTATGCCACGCTTATCACTTTACCGTCCAGAAAAGGGCAATGATTTTAGGTTTTTAGACCGCACTATCAATGAACAATTTCAAGTTGGTGGTACTGATGTTTATCTACACAAATATCTAGGGCCTGTAAATCCAACAGAAGAGGATGCTACACCTACCAATCCTATCAATACAAATTCAATAGAAGAACTAGGAATACAAGATATCTTGTTTATGGAAAACAGGGATAGGCATTATTCGCCCGATGTCTATGTTGTACGTGGCATCTATCAACTAAATGATGTTGATTTTAATCTAAGCCAGTTCGGACTGTTCCTCAATAACGATAACATAATGATTACTTTTCATCTACGTTCAAGTGTAGATGCTATAGGTAGGAAAATTATGGCAGGTGATGTAATCGAGTTGCCGCATCAGAAAGACGAATATGCGCTAGACGATGCACTTGTGTCTCTTAAGAGATTTTATGTCATCAGTGAAGTTACTAGACCAGCTTCTGGTTATAGTCAAACATGGTATCCGCACTTGGTAAAAGCCAAATGTCAACCTCTAGTGGATACACAGGAGTTTAAAGAAATATTTGATAAGGATAACGGATCTGAAGAGGGCGGGTCACTGCGAGACTTATTAAGTTCTTATCAAAAGAGCATAGATATTAATCAACAAATTATAGCACAGGCAGAAGTAGATGCGGATAAAAGCGGATATAAAACTAATCACTTTTATGTTATACCTTTAGAAAATCAGGAAACTGTGGCCGTAGAGGACGCATCTAGCACAGACTTAAACATCAGCGATAACCTTGTACCTCCTGATGCTAGTTATGTACTAGAATCTCCAGAAAATAATTATTATCTAGGTTATCTTACTGGAGACGGGATACCTCCAAACGGTTCTCCTTATGGGTTCGGTATTAACTTTCCTCCTCAGCCAGTAGATGGAGAGTACTTTTTAAGAACGGATTATCTACCTAATAGACTATTTAGGTACGACGGAAGGCACTGGATAAAATACGAGGATGATGTAAGAATGACACAGAGCACATTGGGAGAAACTCAAACTAACGATCCTGATTTAGTGAGGAAGAAACTAAAGGCCAGTTTTGTTAACAATACAGCAACTAATGTTATTGCAGGAGAAACCGTAATGGAAAGACAGGCCTTAAGTAAGGCATTGAAGCCGAGAGCGGACATCTAAATGGATTATTTTTACGATGGTCAAGTAAGGAGATACTTGACACAATTTATGAATATATTAAGTAACTTTGCCTATAAGGATAGCAAAGGTAATTTGTCACAGATACCTGTAAGATATGGAGACATGTCGAGGCAAGTCGCCCACATACTTCGTAAAAATTCCGAAAATGCTGTACCTAGTGCGCCCTTTATTGCCTGTTACATAAAGGACCTTCAATTTGATAGGAATAGATTACAAGATCCTACATTCATCAGTAAGGTGCATATTAGAGAACGAGCCTATGATGAAGATAATCAAGAATATCTCAATACTCAAGGCAGTAACTATACCGTAGAACGAATTATGCCAAGTCCGTGGACTATTACATTCCAGTCAGATATATGGTCTACAAATACCGATATGAAGTTCCAAATATGGGAACAGCTTGTAGTATTCTTTAATCCCAGTTTTGAAATACAGACCACAGACAATTACATTGACTGGACTAGTTTAAGCACTGTAACTTTAGAACGCCAAACTTTTACATCAAGAACTGTGCCTCAAGGTATAAGCGAAGATATTGACATTATGAATATAGAATTTACTGCGCCTATATGGATAACTCCGCCTGCAAAAATCAAAAAGCTAGGTATTGTTACAAAAATTATTAGTAATGCATATGCTGTAAATCAAGGCCTAATTAATTCAACTTATGACAAAGAAACCGCGGCAGAAATATTTGGTGATATAAGCCCAGATACCACAATTACAGTGACTCCCGGAAACTATGATCTGCTTATTCTAAATAACACAGCTAGATTAATCCGTTCAAATGGAGACTTAGATGCTATAGATGTAAATCAACCTGGTAATAGTTTTAGCTGGTTTAGATTACTAGATCTTTATCCAGGTAAATTTAGAGCAGGTCTTAGTCAACTTAGATTTCAACAACCCGGTGGAAATGAGGTAATCGCTTATATCGCTATAAATCCGGTTGATGATTCTATTATGAATTTAAATATTGATACAGATACAATTCCTAGCAATACAATTATATCTGGTAGAGGTACTGTAGATGCTGTAGTTAATCCAGAAACACATAATCCTAGTGGTCTTGCTGCGGGAACACGATATCTAATTTTAGAAAGTATTAACGTAAACAGTCAATTCGGATCACCTTCATATACAGGACCAGCAGCATGGAAAAATGCAGATACTAGCGATTTTCAAGCCAATGCTAATGATATAATAGAGTGGAACGGTTCAAGCTGGTCTATAGTTTTCAATTCACAAGCCACTACAAATGTAGTTTACATAACTAACTCATACACTGGTACTCAATATAAATGGTCAGAAGGTTCTTGGTCAAAGACATATGAGGGTGTTTATGATAAACAGTTATGGCGTCTAATATTATAATTTGTAGTGGCGGATTAATTCTAGCAAAAGATACAAAACGTTTTTTGTTTTTACAAAGAACTCAGAAAAAAACAGCAGGAACCTGGGGACTTGTGGGAGGAAAAAAAGAATCCTTCGATGTTACTCTAATCGATACACTCAAAAGAGAAATATCGGAAGAATTAGGACCTACCGATATTGATAAAATAGTACCTTTAGAATACTTTATAAGTAATGATTCTAATTTTCAATATAGTACCTACATATTAATTACACCCAAAGAATTTATACCGCAATTAAATCAAGAACATTCTGGATACTCTTGGTGTAATTATGAATGTTGGCCCAAACCGTTACACAGAGGTGTACGTAATAGCCTAGGCAACAAAATCAATAAAATTAAGATTAATACAATTTTAGAATTATTTTAGATCTCTATGCGTAAATGCATAGGTACCTAAATGATAAATGTCTTGACTTAATACAGTATCTACTTTAATGGTGTGCCCTGCTGCTATTATTTTTTTGCACAGATACATGTCTTCGCCTAAAAAGTCATTGCTTTCGGGTGTCCATGTAAATTCAAACCAAGGTAGTTCAATATCTTCTAGTATTGATGTTTTCATTAACATACAACCCATACCTATACCTTCAATAGGCACTAGGTCATCGTAAATCTCAAATGGCAAGGGATTTTGCCAATCACCTATTTTTTCGTAGGCTACACCTTTATGCGGTACTTGGCGTCTCACATAGTTTGCACATACTACCGACTCGTTGTGTGCTAAAAGCCTCAGGGCTGCTGTAGAGGGAACAACAACATCGCTGTCTAACCATAGCATGTAATCGGCACCAATATCAACAGCCGCCTGTGCTAAATTTTGTCTTTGTGCCAGTAACACTGTACTAGCGTCCATAAAAACATGCGTATCGATATCATTAAGGGTATTATATTTTACAAGTTCTATAACTCCCATAGCATGTGCAGAATACACGTTGTCACGACAAGGAATTAGAACTGCTAATTTACCACCTTGTTTTTTCCATTTGGTTGCTGAAAAAACTGATTTCTTACTCATGCGCCAGCTACATCTTGACTTAAGTTTTCGCCTTTGACTGCAAGATTTTGTATCGAACTCATTAGATCTTGTGTTCTTTTAGCACACAAGATAAAATCGTTAGGTGCTAGCTTACAGGCAGTGTTTAAGGTTTCGTAGTGTAGTCTGCCCATAGTTAATGATTCTAATGCGCTTCGTCTGGCTAAACTTTCTATAAAAGAATCTTTAGAGTCATCATCATCTTGACCTAATAATTCTTTTACCTCATCTTCATCTAGCTCTTCGAATAATTCGGTAAGATATTTTAGTTCAGTATCTTCTGAAAAATTCCGTTCTTTAGATTGTAATCGATCTATTCTTTCCAAGAAATCTTTAAAGGATTTGAGATTTGTTAATCTATCATGATATATGATATTATCCAATTCCCATTTACTAGGTCCTACATAAAGCTCTTTTAGAATTTTGCTTATTTCATTAACTTTCATTTTAATAGGTATAATCAGTTGGTATCCCACCAAACGTCTGTGAAAATTTAATTTCGGTACCTTGTGCCTTAGGTGGATCGGCATAAGTGCCTAAGATTTGTGACAGCTTGATATTTTGAGATCCGGAATAAGGAGTAGCGCCATCTACATCAGCATCACCTGGGCTGTTTACAGCTACATTGGTAAATGCTTTGTAGAGTCTCCCAAAACTTATTTCTGATCCTGTGGCCGGTGCTGGCATAAATTTTTAAGCCTTTTTATTTAATATTGTTATTCTTCAAGGTTAGCAGAATTTGATTTAAAATCTTATTTTGTTGCTTAATTGCTTCAATTAATAACGGAACAATTTTTTCATATTTAACTGCCTTAAAGCCGTCCGGTCTTGTTCCTACAATTTCTGGTAAAATTTGTTCAATTTCTTGAGCTATAACACCTATGTCATGTTTTCTTACGTAATATCCGTCTTCACCACCTCTCTCAGCTATAATACTGTCTTTCCAATCGAATTCGTAACCTGCTATTTTTTCAATTTTTTCTAGTGGATTCTCTAGTAATTTTATATTTTCTTTTAGATTAATATCAGATCCATAATATGCTGTTATCTCATTGCTAGCCCTTATCTCTCCAATAGTTCCTACAGATATAGTACCTGATCCTATAAACAATGATCCTCTAGAAACAATATTACGCCCTATTCCTACCCCGCCTGTTACAATTAATGCCCCTGTAGTTGTACTAGTAGCCTCTGTAGCATTTGTTATATTAACTTGACCATTAACCCATAAATCTTTGCCTATGCCTATACCGCCGTTAGTCTGAATAGATCCTGTAGCAGTAGATGTTGCATTAGTACCGTTTTGTATTTCAAGTATTCCGTTAA